AGATTTTTTAAAGTTTGCTTCACATAATAAAGTATATATGGTTGTAGCAGATGTAACTTCTTCTAGTAATGCTTCAACAGTAACTATTGAGCCACCTTTACTTACAGCATTAGCAAATGATTCAACAGTAACTTATGATAATGTTCCTTTTACAGTACATCTAACTAATGATATTCAAGAGTTTGGTGTAGTTGGAACTGCTAAAGATGGTGCATTATTATATCAATTCGAATTTGATGTTGAAGAAGCATTATAGATGACAAAATATTTAGTAAGGCATCATGTAACTGCTGATTTTCTTGCAGAAAAAATAGTTAATGAAAGTGAATTGGACACAGAAAAAAACAATTTAAAACAGAATACTATTCCAGATGGAAGTTTTAGTTTTATTATGGTAGAACAAAGTGCAAAACTAATAAGAACAACTTACGAAAAATATGACGAGAGCATTAACAACAGCATTAAAGAACGAATTAGCAACAAATGATATTAGACCATTCCATCTTATCACACTTGGCTTTGGTACTCCTGTCAATATTACTGATTGCTCATTTCCATTAATTTCTTCTATATCAGGTAGTTCAGTTACTTATGCAACAAGTGATTTTATATTAGGTTTTTCTAATTTTACTGAACAAGCAGATGTAACTAAATCAAGTTTAACAATATCTTTATCAGGTGCAGATCAATCATTTATATCAATTTGTTTAGCAGAGAATGTAGTTAATGATGCTGTAACTATTTATAGAGGTTTATTAGCTGATGATAATTCTATTATTGCTGATCCATTTCTTTTGTATTCAGGAAATATAGAAAGTTTTAGTGTGAATGAATCTGAAACAGATAGTGTAGTTAATTTAGGTGTTGTATCTCATTGGGCAGATTTTGATAAAAAGAATGGTCGTAAAACAAACAACACATCACAACAAAGATTCTTTAGTGCAGATGTAGGAATGGATTTTAGTTCTGAAACAGTACAAGATATTAAATGGGGTAGAGCATAATGGGATTATTTAGTTCTGTTGTAGGTTGGGTAGTTGAAACAGTTTTTAAAGCAAATCCAATAGTAGGTTTAGTTATTAGTGTTGCGTTAGCTTGGTTAATGCGACCTAAAGTTCCTGAAATGCCAGACTTTGGAACTAATGATTTTGATAATTACGAAAAAGGTATCTTATTAAATAAACAATCTAATGACGCAAATATTCCTGTAATCTATGGAACAAGAATGATTGGTGGAACTAGAGTCTTTATGGAAACTTCAGGTACAGATAACACCCATTTATATATGGCAATAATTTTATCAGAAGGAGAAATAAACGATATAACTTCAATTAAAATAGATGATAAAACAGTAACATGGTCAGGCGATCTATCAGATAATACACAAAGAACAGTAGGAAGTGGAGATAGTAATTTTTATAAAGATTCAGCAAGTTTAATTACAGTAGAACCTCATTATGGAACTGATGGACAATCTGCATCATCATTATTATCAACATTATCTAGTTGGGGAAGTACACATAAACTATCAGGTCTTTCTTATTTAGCTTTAAAATTTACTTGGAACGCAGACGCATTTACTGGGATTCCTAAAGTTCAATCAATAGTACAAGGAAAAAAAGTTGTTGCTTATAATTCAAGTTCAGTTGCACAAACTGCTACATATTCAGATAATCCAGCTTGGTGTTTATTAGATTATTTAACAAACGAAAGATATGGAAAAGGTTTAGCAATAGCAAATATTGATATACCAAGTTTTTATACTGCTTCAGGAATTTGTGATACAGATGTTACAGCTTATGGTTCAACTACAATAGATGTAATGGATTGTAATGCCATTATAGACACATCAAGTCCTGTTATAGATAATGTTAGAGAATTTTTAAAAGGTTGTAGAGGTTATTTACCTTATGTTTCAGGAAAATATAAATTAATTTGTGAAACAACAGGCTCATCATCAATAACAGTTACAGAAGATGATATTATAGGTGGTTATACTTTATCAAGTCCAACAAAAAATTCAAAATATAATAGAGTAATTATTTCTTATGTTAATCCAGCAAGAAACTATCAAGTTGATGAAGTACAATTTCCTGAAATAGATGATAGTGGTTATACCTCAGCAGATAGACACGCAACTATGAAAACGGCAGATGGGGATATATTATTAGAGGGAAGATTTGACATGAAAACATTGACTTCGCCATACCAAAGTTTGGAGATGGCAGAGGTCATATTAAGAAGATCAAGAGAAGCATTAGGTTTAACAATCAATGTTAGCTTTAGTGCTTATGATGTAGCAATAGGAGATATTTTAGGAGTAACACATTCTAGTTTAGGATTTTCAAACAAACAATTTAGAGTATTAGGAATTAATTTTAATGCAGATTTTACATTAGGTTTAGACTTAATGGAACACCAAGACGCACATTATACTTGGGCAACTAAAACACAAGTATCATCAACTCCATCTACTAATTTACCTAACCCTTATACTATCCAACCACCAGCTAGTGTTACTTTAGATGATGAATTAATTGAATATAATGATGGAACTGTAATTGTAGCTTTAAATGTAACTGTTGGTGCAAGTACAGATAAATTTGTGGACTATTACCAAGTGGAATATAAATTAAGTACAGATTCAGATTATATTATTTATGCACAAGGTTCAGGATTAATTCATAGAGTTTTAAATGTTATTGACCAAAAAATTTATAATGTAAGAGTTAAAGCTGTCAACTCTATGGGTGTATCATCAACTTATGTAACAGCAACTAGAACTATTGTAGGTGCTATTGATCCACCCTCAGATGTTGATGATTTTGCTTGTAATATTTTAGGACAAGAAGCACATTTAAGCTGGACACAAGTAGCAGATTTAGATTTAGCTTATTATCAAATTAGATATTCTTCTTTAACAGATGGAACTGGAGATTGGGCAAACTCTGTATCTTTAGTTGAAAAAGTATCAAGACCAGCAACATCAATTAACGTACCAGCAAGAGTTGGAACTTATTTAATTAAAGCAGTAGATAAATTAGGAAACTTTAGTTCTAACGCAACAGGTATTATTTCTAATGTTACATCAATTCAAAATTTTAATGCAATAACATCAGTATCAGAACACCCAGATTTTGATGGAACACTAACAAATACAGCAATAGTAGATGATACTTTAAGATTAGATTCTTCAGAATTATTTGACTCAGCTAGTGGAAATTTTGATGCAGAAACAACTAGATTTTTTGATTCAGGTGTTGCTAATGCAGATTTTTATGCAAGTGGTAATTATTTATTTGCAGATGTAGTTGATATAGGTGCTAAACATACTTGCCGACTTACAGCTAGCTTGAAACAAACTTCATCTGACCCTGATGACTTGTTTGATAATAGAAGTGGTAATTTTGATTCTGCTTCTGGTGCATTTGATGGAGATACACCATCTAATTCTAACGCACATATTGAGATTGCAACAAGTGATGATAACTCTACATACACAGCTTTTCAGAACTTTGTTATAGGAAATTACACAGCAAGATATTTTAAATTTAGAGTTATTTTAACTTCAACCGATTTAGCTTCAACTCCTGTGGTAGAAGAAGTGTCAGTTACAATAGATATGGAAGATAGAATATTTAGTGGAAATGATATAACTTCTGGTGCTGGTGCTAAAACTGTTACATTTACAAACCCTTATAAAACTGATAATTATGCAGTTGGAATTACAGGACAAGGAATGGCAACAGGAGATTTCTTTTTAGTAGATACAAAAACTATTAATGGATTTAATGTAACCTTTAAAAATTCAAGTGGAACATCAGTATCAAAAGTATTTGATTATATTGCAAAAGGGTATTAAAAGGGATATAAATAAAAATTATGGCACAGCACGATTATAACATAGCTAACGATTCATTTCCAACAGTAAGAACAGATATAAATAATGTTTTATCTGCAATAAATACATCTAACTCTGGTACATCAAGACCAAGTGGTGCTGTCGCTGGTACAATCTGGCTAGATACATCTGGTGGTGTAACTGCTTATATTTTAAAATTTTATGATGGTGCTGATGATATTGCATTAGGCACAATTAATACAACAGCTAACACAGTTGATTGGACAGACAGTTCAGTTACTTTTGATATAGTGAATGATACCTCTCCACAACTAGGTGGTAATTTAGATACAAATTCACAAAACATAATAATTGATGATGCTCATTATATTTCTGATGAAAATAATAATGAACAATTAATATTTCAAACAACTGCTTCAGCAGTAAACGAATTAGAAATAACAAATGCTACAACAGGAAATGCACCATCTATTGGTGCAAGTGGAGAAACAAATGTAGATTTAAAAATATTACCAAAAGGTTCAGGAAAAGTTCTTGTTGGAACAGGTAGTGCTAATACTACCATTTCAAGTAATGGTGCGCACAATCTTATTTTAGATACAAACTCTGGAACAAACTCTGGAAATATTACAATAACTGATGGTGCAAATGGCGATATAGATATTTCTTGTAATGGAACAGGAAAAATTAAATTTAATGATTTAGCTTACATTCCACAACAAGCATTAACTTCATCATCAAATGCAGTTGCTTGGGATACACAAGCTAAACCAAACGCATATCATTTAACAACAGAAAACACTACTTTCTCTGCACCAAGTAATGCTGTAGAGGGTGCTTTTATTTGTGTAGAGATTAATTACAATGGTTCACACACAATCGCTTTTAATACTGTATTTGAATTTGCTGGAAGTACAGCACCAACATTTACTTCGGCAGATGCAAAAACTGATATTTTAGTTTTCAAATACAATGGTGCTATTTGGCAAGAAGTAGGTAGAACATTAAATTTAAGTGAAAGTTAAAATATGTACGCATTAATAACAGATAACGAAATAACAAAATTTATAAATAATCCTAAAGCTATGGTTATTGGAGATACTCAATACCCAGCTAAAATATTTCAGTTGTGGTCTACATCAGAATTAAATGCCATAGGTATTTACGAAGTAGTCTTT